ACTCATCAGTTCAACGCCTCGGCGATGTACTTGGCGACGATGGCGTGGTGATTCATCGCCCGCACCGCCGTCGCCGTCCGCGCGTAGAAGTCGTACCCACTACGCAGCTTTGCGCCCCGCCGCGTGCCCTTAGTCAACCAGATGCGCGGCGGTCGCGATGTGGTCGTGATGCTACTCACGCTCCACGTTTTCACGCGGCGCTTCACCGACCGCTGCGACTTGCCAACCTTGACCGTCTTGAAGTGCGAGCCCGTCTGCCGCACCGTCACGGAACCCTGCCACGTATCGGTGGGCGTGACCACGCTGTAGCCGATCACGTCCTGGCTGGACCGCACCGACTGGATGTTGACCGACGCCAGCAGCCGGCCGGTGTCAACCATCCCCCCGGCCACGATGTGCGACGCCATGATGTCGTCAGCCTCGTCGGCCAGTTCCTCGATGCCGCTGAACACAGCGCCCTTGAAGCGCCGGAGCACGTCATCCTCGAACAGCGGACCATCGAGTTCGATGTAGGTCCGTGCGCGCGCCATCAGACGTACCCCCCGGGGTCGGTGTAGTCGCCAATCACGGATCGCCAGCGCGCGTACTGGCCGCGCACCTGCGAGGTGCCAACCGCTCCAATCATGTCGCCTGCGAGCGTTACGCCGCCGTCATAGCCGCCCTGGCTGTCCCAGCGCAGCCCGACAATGCGTTCAGTCACCGCTTCCTCAACATCGCGCGGATAGCGCCGCACAAACACGTCATCCCCGCTGTCGTGTGCGGCCGCGGTTGAACCGTTGAGCCCGCGGACTACCGTCAACGTGGTGGTGCTGACCGCCGTGACTTCCATCTGCTCGGATTCCACGACGATGGTGTCGCCCGGGTAGATCAGGCTGGCCGCCGTCGCCGAACAGACAACGCTGGTGACGCTCGCATTGATCGCGCCGTTGAGGTTGAGCGTGGTGTCCTCGGTCTCCTGCGAATATCCGAACACCGCCACGATTTCGACATTGCCGACGCCCTCGGGGAACGTCTCGAACTGGCCGTTTGGGTTGAGCTCGATCGCGCGGTAGGGCAGGTCCCGCCCCGCCGCGTTGCGCGGCCACAGCGTGTAATCCGTCGCCGACACCATCGTGTAGTCGAACGTCGTTGGTTGGTTCAGCGTGGCGGAGATTTTCAGCGTCGTTATGGACAGCAAGTCACGGCCGATGTACAACCGCCGCTGCCCGTTGCCGTCGAGATAGATCGTTTCGCTGGTGTGGTAGAAGTGCCGCCCGGTCTTGCGGTCCAGTTCACGCGATACTGACTCGCTCATTCGCACCAACGGGGCATCGAGGGTCGTGGTGGAAGTCACCCCCGCGATGTCGGCCTTGATGCGATTCAGGCGAGCGTATCCATTCACGCCAGCACCGCCACCCGCTGGTACACCTCGGGCATCACGGCGCTCAGCCCGCGTGATTCAAGCACCTGTTCCCAATCCGTGCGGATATGGTGCTGCGCGGTTGAAGCGTCGTTGAACCCGGAATCGGTGAGCAGAATGCCGTCGGGCTTCATCATCCCGAGAAGCCGGTCCAGGACGCCCTCCGCGTCCGGCAGATGTTCAAACACGTGCCAGGCGCACACCACATCAAACTGCCCTTCGATACCGTCGAGGCTCTCTCTCAGTGAGATGGGCAGTTCGTACTTCTGAGCGCGCCACGCGGCAAACTCGCGCGTGACCGGGCTGATCTCCACCCCGAGTACAGCAGCGCCCTCGCGCGCCACCGCCAGTGCCCACGTGCCGATGCCACACCCGAAGTCGAGCACGGTCTTACCAGCGGCCAGAGCCAGGTGCTCGAACGGCGCGCCACCGCGCTGGTGCCAGCCGGCGAGGTCGGTGATGTAGTTGAGCCCTACATCCTCCCGCCTGTACCAGTCCGCCTCATTCTCTGAGCGCGAGAGCCAGAGCCGGTTGAGCGCCATCGCGCTCACCTCGGGCTCCATCATCCGGCGCACGTCGCCGACGGTATCGCCAGCCCACTCCGCGATGTCCGTGGCGAGGGAGTCGATCAACGGCTCCCCGGTACTCTCCGGACGCCCGCCAACCTCAACGCGATCGATGCCGGTGGACGGCAGGCCGTGCTCAGCATGGTTCAGGTCACGGACCGTGAACGGATACCAGCCCATGTGAATGAGGATGATCGACTGGTCTACCCACACATCATGACCAGCCTGGTGCGCCCGGTTGCTGAACGCCCAATCCTCGGAAAGGTAGTGCAGCCGCCCGTCGCCCTCACGGTAGAAGAACGGCGAGAAGAACGGGTAGAACGGCCGGTCAGCCCCGAGTTGGCATTCCTCCACGCGATGCGTGCCGTAGGCGTCCACGAACTCGGTACGCAGCATCGACTCCATCACGTCCCGGTGAATCGCCATGAAGCCCGTGGCGAGGTACTGGAACTTGATGGGGCGGCGGTTCGGTGTCTGCGCGAACACCAGCTCATCACCGGCAAAGTGCCGACTGGAGATGTGCGGTTCCGTCGAGCGCGTGACGTATGCCCCGCCGTAGACGCCGTGCGTTTCGCGCGCGCCCTCAACGATCTTCCAGAAGTCCGCTGGCTCCCAGACGATGTCATCATCGATGATGACCATCACGTCCGCGTCCGTATTCAGGAACTCCGTACACATGATCGAACGCGAACGGCCAATCAGGGCATCGTTCCAAAGCGGCGCCCAGATCACGCGCTCATCAGTCGGGTTCGAGGCCATCGAGGCGAACATCGCCGTGGCTGTGCGAACCTGGAGCTGCCGCCAAATCGACGGGCCTACAAAGACAGTCACGCGACACCTCGCTCGCTGAGACGCTTCACGAGGCCATCCTTGGCGGCCTGCTCGATACCGACCTGCTTGCCGGGCAGCCGCGCAGCCCGCCCCGGAGTCATCTCCGGGACAGCGGAAAACACCGCTGCATCGGCGAGCCGGTAGGTATGACCCGGGAACAGCGCGCGCTTGCCGGCGAGGGGGTGTTCCCCCCTGCTGACCGGCTCCCACGCATCACACTGTTTCAGTGCCGTGACTTTCATGTTTCACCCCTCGAACTGCGCTAGTAGACGATGTGGCTGATGCTGGCGAGCGAGACGTTGGCCTCGGCGGTCAGCACCGCGCGCACCTGGTTGGAACCCCCGACGGCCGGGACGTAGGACATCTCGAACGTGGACGATGCCGTGTTCTGATTGGTGATCCGCGCATTGCTGTGGAGCGTGTAGTTCACGTTCGTCCAGTTCGCGTTGGCGGAGTCGTCCGGGTTGTCGCCCGTCTGGATGCGCGCGGCCACAGCCGCGGCCCCGGTGAGCGCGCCCAGATGCATCGTGAACAGCGCCCCGCGCTTGCCACGCAGGTCGATGGCCGAACCGTTGACATCGGCATTCGAGGAGCCACCGTTGCGCGACGCCGGGACCACAGACGAACCGGATGTGACCTGAGTCGGATCGTGAAGCGAGGACATGCGACCCATTTCCAACCTCCTGGCTGGCGAGAGGGGGGCCGGGGGGAGGACGGAACCCCCGGCCCCATGGCGTCTTAGCTGGCAGCAGCCTTGAGGATGCGGAACGCGGCGGGCAGGGCGAACATGGAGTCGTACCGCTTGCGCGCCTTGAATGCGATCTGGTCCGACTTGAAGTTCACGCTGTCATCCCTGCGGATGACGGTGCCCAGCCGGTCGATGAACCAGTAGTAGTTGAAGTTGCCGATTGCGCCGACTTCCTCGTTGGCCGTGATTGCGGCGGCATCGTCCCAGCCGGTGCCGTCGAACATCACCACCGGGAGACCCAGCATCGTGAAGCCGGGCCGGTCGGAACCGTTCGGGAGCAGCCAGAGCTGCCCACCCGATGCGGTGATGCCGCCAACAACCCGAGCCATGAAGCTGGACGTGGCGTACCACGCGGCCCCGGCCCCGCGGAACTGCGCAGGGAGCTCGAAGTACGCGCTGGTGATTTCCTGGAGCGTGGGCTGAGCCAGAGTCAGGAGATCCGTGATATCCGAGATGTTGCCCTGCGGGGCGCCGGTGGTGCGCAGGCCGAGCGGCTCGGTGGAACCGTCGCCCTCGATGCCCTGCTGGTCCTCGTACCGGCCACTCGTCTCACGAACGATGTTGCCGATGTACGTGGGCAGGTTCACGGCGGAGTCGGCCAGGAGTTCCTCGGACAGGAGCATGTTCACGCCCGACTTGCGGATCGTGAAAGGGACCTGCGCGAACACCGGGTCGCTGTCGCTTGGCGTGGCCTCTTCGGCGATGGCCCCCCACGTTATCGTGGTGGCGGACGGGAACGTGCCACCGTCGCGGCTGGTGTTGATCACCCGGCTGATGGGGCGCATCACGCCGCCCGGGACGCCGGGATCGTGGATCAGTTCCATGCGCTCATCGGCCGGCACGAGGTAGCCGCCCTCGCTGTCCGTGCCCTCCTGGAGCGCCGCGAGACCACGGAGCAGATGCTGGCCGTCCTGGCCGCCCATCTTCATCGCCTCAGCGCGAACCCCGGGCTCGCCCTTGCGCATGAAAATGTCGAACGCGCGCCGCTGCCACTGCGCTTCGTGGAACAGCTCCCCACCCGGTTCGTACCGGGCCATGATGCTCGGCAACTGGACGGCGGCCGGGCTGTTCCGGATGAAGCCCTCGCAGTTGCGGGAAGCGAACGGGACGTAGACATTCTTGGCCAGTTCGATGAAGCCCTTTGGGGAGCCGTTGGCAACGTCGGCGGTGACGGTCGCCACGTCCGAGGCATCAGCCGGGTTGCGCAGGTCAGCCACGGCCGGCTTGCGTTCGTCGAGCGCCCGGGTTGCGTTCGCGGCCTTCTCGGCATTCTCGTACTTGCGGCGGGAATCTTCGGCGGCCGCCCATGCGCGCTCGAACGCGCCCTGGTCGCCATCCGTCGCGAGGTTCTGCGCCGCCTCAACGGCCTCGCGCCAATCGTTGTGAAGCTCAGTGAGCACGGACACGGGATACCTCCAGTTGGGCGGCCGCTATCGACAGCCGCGCGGTTCTGCGCCAGTCGTCAATCGCGACTGGCTCCGGTTTCGGCTCAGCAGGAGCCGCCTCGGGCCTGGGGCCGTTTCGGAAAATCGACAGGTCGAACGTGTTCTTGGCCGCCTGTTCCGCCCCCACCGCATCGGCGAGCCCGGCCTTCACCGCATCCTCCGCCGAGTACCACGTCTCCTCGGCCATCGCAGCCCGCCACTGCTCCGCATCACCACCGGCACGCGCCTGATAGATGCCCGCTATCGCATCACCCATCAGGTCGAGCGATTCCGCGGCCTTGCGCATGTCCCGCGAGTCACCGATCACGAACGCAAACGGCTCGTGAATCATCATCATCGAACCGCGGGCCATCGTGATCGTATCGCCAGCCATCGCGATCACCGACGCAATCGACGCAGCGATCGAATCGACAACCACGTTGACAGTCGCTTTGTGCGCCTTTAGCGCGTTGTAAATAGCGATGCCGTCGAACACATCGCCGCCCGGCGAGTTCAGGTGGAGATTGATAGCCGGGGTGGAAATGAGCGCCAGTTCCCGCGTAAACTGCGAGGCGGTAATGCCGAACCAGCCGATCTCATCGTAGATGCTGATCTCGGTCTCGTTGGCCTTGGCCTCGATGCGGAACCAGTCGCGCTTGCCAGCCAATGCCTCAGCGCGATTGCGTGATGTCCGGATACGCTCTGAAAACACGAAAGCGCCCCCACGGACTGGCTCCGTTCAGGAACGCTTTACTGGCCCGCAGGGGGCCGATTGCTCGTATTGCCTAGGGCAATGTTGCGACGCGAATCCGCGCGATGTCAACCCTCACTGTAGTTTCAAATTTCAGCCGGCATCGGCGGCAGTACCCTCGCACCCTCCCGGGCGACTCTATCGCGCAGATGAACGCATGACAGGCAGGGCATCGCACATCGATCACTCGGGCCTCCGGAAGATAGTCAGCCGCTCGGCCTCACGGACCGCCGCCGCTTCATCCATTCTCGCCGACCCTTCGAGCGGGTTGTCCGGATTGGGGGCCGCTTCCCCATCGGGCTGCATCATCGGCGTGATCGTACCGTCCGCATCGACAATCACGTGGCTACCGTTGCGCACGTAGAAGTCGCCGTTGGTCTGGGCTGGCAGCCCCATCGACTGGAGCGCCTGGTTCACCGTGAACCCGCCCGTCAGAATCATCCGAACCACCTCCCTCATCTTCCGGGAGCGATCCTCCTGGAGGGCGCGGACAACGGTGAAGTCGTATCCCATCACCGCATCCCGATCGGCGCTCGTTGCGAACTCTGGCAGCAGGAACTTGGTGAATGCGCGGCCGAACCGCATGGCGTCCGGGACCATCGTCTCCGACCAGAACTGGTGCTCCGCTTCCTCGATGGGCTGCTGTGCGCCCTGGAGCGCGAACCGCGCACCCACGATAACCCCGGGGACACCGAACACCGAACAGATGCGGGACTCGATGTGAAAACGCGTCGTCTCGGATTCCATCTGGCTCTGCGGCAAACCGAGCTGCTGATACTCAGCCGCGTCCGCATTCAGCACCAGCAGGTCAAACCAGTGGCGCACCCCGTTGTATGCCTTGCGGAACGAACTCTTGATCTCCTCCCGCTCCTCCGTGCTCTTGTTCCCCTTGACCTTCAACAGCCCCATCGGCACTCCGGCGTTCCGGAAGAACGAAAGCTCGAAGTCGCTCATGCTCAGATCGATGTCGCCTTCGCGTGTCAGCAGTGCAATCTTCGGGAGGCCATAGAAATCGTTGACGAGGTTGGGCTCAGCGATATGGATCATGTCCGCCCGCGGTATCCGGCGCCGGACCTGGCCCTCGATGGTGACCACGAACATATCCAGCATCCGCGTCGCCCCGGGCTGAATCGACACGTAGTCGGGGCGGATCAGGTGCAGCTCCTGGACCGGGAACTGCGCGAACTGCTCCCTCCGATCCCGATCGGCAGTCTGGCGGCGCTTCTCGATATAGCAGTTGCCTGCTACCTCGAACTGCGTCTTTGCCAGTTCCGCGAACTCCTGGCCGTCCTGGTAGGGGTTGGGGTCCATGAGCAGCCGGGCTACGCGGTGGTCTCGCACTACCGTGCCATCAGGCCGTTCGAGGATGGGCCGCAGTGATGCGAACGAGGTGGCCTTTTCCTTGACGCAGGAGTAGATGAGCGAGTTTTTGGAGTAGCCATCCTCGGCATATCGCCGCACATCATGCGGCCGCGCCTGCTCCTGCCCGGTCGCCCACGTCGCGATGTACTCGCTGGCGTTCTCGCCTCGCAAGAACTGGACTCGATTCTGCCGCCAGTTGGATGCCGGATTGTCCATCTCTGCCCCCTAGAACCCTGCGGCGAGGCGAAACACCCTCACCATGATTCCGAGGCTACCGGCCGCGCCTATACCGACAGCCACAAGCGAAACGAATATCGCCATAGCGCGTACTCTGTTCATGATACCACCCACCCTCCGGTGTCAATATGCTCCGCATTCTGTAGGCCGTAGACGACGTTCACGGCCGCCATCGCCGCATCCATCACCCGGCCCTTCCGCCGCTTCGCCAGGTAATACCCCCCCTCCGTACCCGTCGCCTTCGCCGTGGCGTTCAGGCAGTGCCGCTCGAACACGTCGTCGCAGTAGTGCAGCCGCTGCTGGGCGATCAAGTCGTACAACCCCGCCGACGCCCCGCTCCGCCGCGCGCCAGTCTGGTGGATCTCCTCGCAGGTCAGCCCCTCGGATTCGAGGTCTTGCCGCAGCAGCTTCGAGTGCCACGGGTCGAACACGTTGGTCACCACGTCATAGGTGGCGCTCAGGTCTCGCAGTAGCATTTTGACTTCGGCCTGTGGGACTTCCCACTCCTGGTCGTAGCGCCCGTCCGGCCGGCGTGGTTGCTCCCACGTCCTGGCATGGACGTACAGGCACGGCTCGCCCGTGTGGCCGCATGGCCGGGCATCGTCCGCCACCCACTGGCCCCATACCACCGCCGTGCTGTCCCGCGTCTCTGAGAGGTCCACCCCGACCCACGTCCCGGCGCCACACGCCAGCGGGAACCACGGCAACCGGCACGCCGCCATCTGCTCGCGCGTCACCCACGGCGATTCGCCATAATCGATCCATTCGTTGCCGTATAGCCGTCTGTAGACTGACTCCGGTACGCTCCCCAGTTCGCCGAGGTAGAACCCCTCATCCACGGTGTGGCCGTAGCTCGGCGACGCCAGCCGGGGATACTCGGGATCGCGGTAGTCCATGCCCTCGGGCGCCTGCCACCAGCGGAAGAAGAAACCACCATGTGGTTGCTCGCCGCGCTCGATCGCCCGGCCTAACTGGTACATCTGCCCACAGCGCGATTCCTCCAGGTCGAGCCCCGCCGTGGTGATGGCGATCTGCATGGGCTGCTGTCGCGCAGCTGAGCCAGTGTTGAGCGCCGCCCACAGTTCCTCGCCCTCGCCAGCCGCCCACGCATGGAGTTCATCGAGGCCCACCGCGTGCGGGTTCAGGCCGTGCTTGGTCCGGCCCTTCGAGGTCAGCCGCTGCATGAACGAATACGGGTCGCCGCGCTTGGAAAGCCGCGAGACCTGGACTTCGACAAGCTCCCAGAGCGGCGCGCCATCCATCTCGCACATGCGCTTCGCCGCATCGAACACCATGTCAGCCTGCTCTTCGCTCGCCGCCGCGCAGTACACCGCCGCCGATTTCTCCCCGTCGGCCAGCATCAGGTACAGCA